ATTTTCGGCATATAACCTCCTATTGAAACTTAGAGAACGCATCCATTGCAGCCCGTTTCTGAGCATCAGTTGGGTTCTCCATACCATTAACAATAGACCTTAACTCATCCGCAGATGTAGCATTATTTATAGCATCTATAGAGGTTTTCTCCACCTCAGTCACCTCAACATGTTTAGCCTTAAGAGCTGCCTCGACCTCACCAGAAGTAGGAAGTTCTATTCTGTTATCTAGATCCCATTGGTGTGTAAATGACTCCAATCCTTCCATAGAAGGGGTTCTCTTTTCTCTTTTCACCTTAGCAATCCAATCGTTGATAGCTTTGTTTCTTCTAATATCGTTATCAGCAAATCTATCCGCTGTCTCAAGGATAAGTCTAATACCAGCAGGGGTCATATGCAGTCCTGCAGATGCTTTCCTGAACTGATCCATTTCTGCATTAGAGATAGCACCCTTAGTGTCAGAGATATAAAGTAGCATAGACTCTAAGGTTTTCTGCATAATAAGCTCACCAGATGCTGCTTCCTCTGTCTCTATCCCCAAAAGCTCAGATGCAAGAGTTCTAGCAGATTGTCTTAAGTTGCCTAAGAACTTACCAGTCCCTATTTCAGACTCTTCTAATACTCTTCTGAACTGTGAAGAGTTTGCCTGAGTTTTTCTAGCTCTATCTGTCTCTCCTCTAAGTACCTCTTGGTACTCGATCACTTTCTTCTCAGAAGTTTCATCACCCTTAGCCCTAGTATCTATAGTAGTCCTATCTTCATGTGCACCCGTATCGATAACTGTCTTATCTTCATGTTCACCCACATCGATTTTGGATTGGCCTTGTTTGAGTAGTAATTTCTCAGCTAAAGTAAGAGAATCGTTTCCAACAGTTCTATCTAGTGAAGCCATATCTTCTACATAGCCTGGGTTCTCTTTATCACCCTTATACTTAGCAAGAATCTTAGACTGCTCTTTCTTATAATATTGATGATCTTTCATCTGTGCGGTCCAACCATCTTGAACACCCTCAGCGAAACCCTTAAAGGCAAACTCAGCAGAATCATGAGGACTGTAACCGAATAGGCGAGAACCTGCATACAGCACTAAAGCTCTCATAATCTCTTGACTTGTAATACCTGTTAACTCTGTAAAACCTGCCATTAGATCAGAAATCCAAGATGTAGCATCCTTGTCTTCACCACCATCGGCCATCTTCTTAAGGTCTTTCTCAGCACCCTCTTCACTTGAGAATAAATCAGTAACACCGTCAATAACAGCTCCAGCAGCTACAACAGGGGCACCTACAACAGCCATTACAGCATTACCTGCAGTGTCTAGTAGCCACTCACCTGCTTCGGCAAGTACATTACCTGCCTGGTCAACAAGTTCACCACCGTCAGTTTCCATCCATTCACCTGCGGATGCAATTAACTCACCTGCTGTCTCACTTGCACTGTCTATACCCTCACTAACAGCACTCTCTAATTCACCAGCTGCATTCTCAACCCAATCACCTGCTTCAGCAATAATAGCTCCTGCTTCATCGATAGCATTACCTGCTTCATCGACAACCCAATCACCTGCTTCAGCTAGGGTAACAACACCTGCCCCTGCAGTTATCTTAGCAGCGTTAGACGCATCACTTAGTAGTTCAATACTGCCGTCAGCTAATGCCTGTGCAACTTCATCTACTTTAGCAACAAAGTCATTAACAGCTTCAATAGTAACAGGGTTGTCAATTTCACCTGTGTTAACCAATGCTTGCTCTAAGTTAGCCGTAGCTAATTCAGGACTCTCTACGATCTCTAGTACCTTCTCCTCTGATAAATCCACTGTTTCAGGGGCATGCTCTGTAATGACTTCTTCTTGACCTAAGTCAACCATTTCAGGAGCAACCTGTGATGCAATAACATCCTCAGGAGACTCTAATACTTCTTCTGGAGCAAAGGCCTGTGTAAGATCTAAAGGAGTCTCTTCTGGACCACCTGTAGGGACCATCATTTGCTCATTTAATCCTTGATCATTAAGCTGTCGATCCATTGTCTCAACAAACTTACTATCGTCCACAGGTTGTCCAATTTGGGCCTGTAGAGGGTCTAATGTAGGGTCTATTGTAGGCTCTAACGTAGGTAGTAATGCGGCTATATCTTGCTCTGTAATAGGGGCTTGTTGTACTTCACCTTGTTGTACTTCACCTTGTTGTACTTCACCTTGTTGTACATCACCACCACTTAGGAAGTCTGTGACAGCCTCAGGAGTACCTGTTGCAGCCTCTTTCTTGCCTTCTGTAGTAGTTCCTGCAACAAATGGTGTGGATGCTGTAATTTGGTTATTCTTAGCATCTTTATTGGGTCTGTTGTTCTTGAACTCAAACTTACCACCGTCAAGGGTCTCACCAGAGATCTTCTCCAGATCATTATCGTTATCTGTGACAGTCTTAAACATGTCTTCTAGACCACCTTTATTCATGACAGTCTTAGAGTCCTCTGCTTCTTGTTCTGCTATTAATCCATCTATAACGGCTTCTTTTTCAGCTTCTACAATACTGTCTAAGGAGATAACATCACTAGGGATAATATCAAAACCGTCTCTCGTAATTGGTGCTTCGACAGTCTGTGCTGTATCGTCTACCAAGCTTTCTTCTACCCATTGGTAGCCATTACCTTCACAGGTACCTTGACTCTCATAGATACCACCGTAATTCTCGACAGTATCACTGAGTCTCTCACCAGTATTTGGGTTTACACAATATCCCATATATTTCTCCTAATTTGTTGTTTATGCACCTGCACCAGCAAGCATTTTAAAGATAGCCATATAGTCAATATCTTTCAAGACCTCTCTGGTATTACCCTGAGCATCGGCCATCATTCTAGAGTCCTTAGCTGGGTCTGCCGCAGTAGCTTTAGCTACAGTCGGGTCTACTGTTATTCCACCCGTATTCTGTGTAACACTTGTAGGACCACCCTCTGTAAACACCTTACTTTCTAGTTTATTAGATAAGGCAGCAGGTGCCTCTGTTGGACCCATGTTGACTGCTTTAGATAGGGAACCGACATCTTTTATACCGTTAGCGAGTACTTCATCTTGTTGATCCAACATATCTGTAGTTGGAGGTGGTGCAGTAGGTGATGGTGGTGGTGTTATTTTTGTATCCCCAAAAGGGCCCTTCTCACCACCTATATTACCAGTACCTACAGTCTTTTCAGACAACTCTTTAAGCTTTTGCTTAAACATAGGATCGTTCATAAAATTCATAATACCCTCCTATTTATTGTATAGTTCATTGTAAACAGCTCTTGCAGCTAACTCACCGTTCTTCATAAATGCCTCACCCACCTTACCACCAACACTTTTAATCCAATCAGGTGTGTCATCAGGCCAACCGAACTCAAAGGACTCATAGTGTCCATGTTTGTCTAAAGGACCCTCTAAAGGCCTATTACCAGGGTGTTTCAGTTTGTCAGGGTTGTTACTGCCTAAGATTTTATTATCGATTTGATTATAAGCATCCATCTTCTCATTATACTTTTGAAACTCTTCATTCCTCTCACCTAAGACACCCTGTAGTTTACTTCCAGCACTGTTAAATAAGTTACCAAGTACACCCATACCAGTCTCTAGTAAGACCTTCTCCCCCTCACCAGGTGGTAGTATTGCACCAGGACCCTTCATACCCTCATTTATTTGTGTACCCTTTTCGGTACTAAATTGGGAACCTTGGGCAAGTAGGGCCTCCATTTGTCTCTTCTCTTCTGCTAGTCTCTCAGCTTCTGTATAGAACAGTTTTCTATTTTCTTGTTCAGGCATTATTATTCTCCAAAATTACTAAAAGTCACTCACAGCAGAGTCATCCTCTTCTGAGTTAGAAAAACCACCTAACCCCTCAGCAGTACCAAAACTACTATCACCAGAGTCACTATAACTACCTGAATCAGAACCACCATAACTACCTGAGTCGGAACCACCATTATCTCCTGAGAAATAAGAGTTGTCTTGGTTCACATCTTGGCCATAGTATGAGTTGTTTTGACCATTACTGAGCACACCTGTACTGTTACCAGGGGCAGTATTAGCCTTAGTGTTGTTCTTATTGATACCAGAGATACTAAATGGGCTCTTGTCCCCACCCATGTAGTTAATGGTATTATGCTCAGGGAGAGTACTACCTAATGTGTTATGCTCAGGGGCATTACTACCAAACGTAGTCTTACCACCCCAGAATTCACCTAAGAAGTTACCTAGGTCGAAGTCAGGCATGTCGTTATCACCTATAAAGGATGTTTGACCACTATTTTTAAACTGTTGATACTCGGATCCTGGATCGGTACTCCAAGCTGGACGCATTAATCTGTCGTAGTTGGTGTGGGGTGCTGTGGGCATATTGTCATGGTCCCAGTTTTTAGGAGCCCATTCATTACTTAGAAAACCATTAACAGCCATGACTATTTACCGCCAGTCTGTACAGTGTTGTTCTCTCTTGGAATAATACCTTGGTACATACCTGATACATTCTGTAAACCCTTAAGTACAGAGTCTAATTGAGCCTGATCTTGAGATTGAATAACCTGACCTACTTGTCCTAATGTCTGGGCACCCATAGTTTCAATACCCTGTTGAGCACCTGTAGCCTGTTGGTAACCTGCTGCAGCCTGTGCTTGTCTATTAAGCTCTTGATTCTCAATGTCATAGAAAGCTCTTCCTAAGTCATTCTCCATACCCATACGGCTCAATGCTTGTCTAGAACCACCTAGGTTACCTGAGGCACCTGCTGATCCTAATAGTTTATTCATACCCTGTTGGGCACCCATCATAGCCATATTACGGGCAGCAGAGGTATCTCTAGCTCCCATATCAGACTTAATACGATCTAACGCACCTCTAGACTCTACAGCCATCTGGTCTTGTCTATCCGCAGCACCACGACCCCTCTGTAGGGCCTCTAGTTGGTCTGCTGATAAGTCTGCAACCTTACTCAGGTCACCTGCATTGTAGGCATTTTGAGCATTCTCCATAACCTGAGTTATGTAAGGAAGGAACTCCTTAGGATAACTTGAGGTTGAGGTCGTTGTCTTCTTTCCTTTGCATTCTGCAATCTCTACATCTTCAGGTATAAAGTAGAAGTTTTCCTTCTCTAAGTACATACCTTCGTCTGTCATTTGCCAAGTGGCTCCAGTCGTAATCTTACGCATCTGATTCTCCTTTTAATTCCATATCCATTGTGATATATTGTTCCTTCCAGCCAATACTTTTAAGTTTCCTCAACCAACCTCTTCTTCCTGTAAACTCAATTCTATCAAGACCAGCCTCTCTAGCCATCTTAATAACGGGCTCTAAAGCCTCCTCTTGATAGTCTTCCCATCTTATATCTTCATCAGTATCTACATTAGCTAATGTGATAATATGAAGTGATGAGAAAGAGCCATAATTGATAGATCTGGTACTTGCCAAAGCAACTACCTTACCATCATTAGATATTTCCCACAGGTGAAATAATAGTGGTTGTACCATTATCTCTTTTAGTATTTCATTAGAAGTCCACTCACCCCTAGAGTAGGCCAAAGCTTTCTCTAAGTAGGGCTTAATGTGGACCCATCTGTCTAAACATTCATCTTGTGTTAACATTCTTATATCGTACATTCCTTCTCCTTCTTTCTTAGTAACCATCGATACTTACAGTAAGCCTACCAGCACCTAACTCTGTTGTACCAGTGAACCCATGAAGTTTTATAGTATTTACGTCAATAAACTCAGTTACAACAGAGTGCATCCAAGGTGTTACCCAGTCAAACTCATAATCCTCACAAGTTACCTTATTAGTAATGTTTGTGTTAAGAACACCACCATCATAACAATATTGGCCAGTATGAGGCAGTCCATAGATAGGGGTAGCTTGTATGGCCTCTATCTTAGTAAAACCGTACCCAGTAAGGTCTAGAGTAGTACCATTTGCATTGTCCAAATCAACAGTAATAGTTTCAGACAGACCACCTGCAAAGGCATTAAAACCTACTTCAGCAGTCGAGAAGTTTGGGTTTACCGATAACCTAAGTTGGAAGTTTAAGAATGGGAAATCCGCTTTTCTTATAACAAACAGACCATTCATCGGGGTCCAATCATCAGTTAACATTTCTTGTTTCTTGTAGACAAGCTCAATAGTAGATTCCTGATCATACATAAAAGCCATACCTGAACCAGGTGTGTACATACCAGTCTTAGAACCAAGTTTACCGTACTCTAATGACCAACCGTTGTCCATATGTAGACCATTAGCATCGTTGACAACAGGGACCAGATTCTTATCAAAAGTTTCTTCAATAATATCTATATCAAATTCAAGTACTTCACCACTAGCTGAAGCCGTAACTGGGGCTATACACGCATTTACTCTATTTGACATGTTGGGACCAGAGACCCTACCATCTAACTTATAAGTTGCTAAGATAATCTTAGAACCGTCCATAGATTGGATATTACCAGAGGTAACAATGTTTCCACCAATAGTTAATTTTTTACCATTCCAACTGATGTACTCATCCTTGTTACCTACGAAGAACTTAGCATTAATTTCAGCAATTTCCTCTAAGTTATCAAGACCTAGGAAAATACTTGAATCTGAAGGTAGAGGTCTGTCTGCTGATCCGTCAGGATACAAGAAGGTATCATATCCAGTAGTATATTCACCTGCACTAAGTCCTGATGAATACTCCTCTACCCAAGTAGAACCAATGCCCTCACAAGACACCTTGTCTGTATACGACGTATTTAAACAGTAACCTTCTTCAGGGGTTTGGATGTGGATATTACCATCAATTGTAATAGCCTGTGCATTAACAGCACCTACTTCTAGATGATTAGCATTAATCTCATTAGCACCAATTTGGTCTGATGTGATACTATTAGCCTGTATCTTATCACCTGCAATAGTACCGTCTACAACTAGATTACCTGGGATCATCTCACCAGGTGGTTCCCAAACATCTAAACCATTAACTTGTTTTAGAACACCCGTCTGAGAGGTACCGTCATCGTAGTCTACAACAACAACAGTACCGTAGCCTAACTCTCTTATATTAGAGTAAGGTAGTCCTGTTTGGTCTGCTACAGCCTCAATTACATCCTCATCCCAAGTACTTGTATTAAGAATAGGTGCTGTACCTACCTTAGAGTACTTAACAAAAGGTAAGAAGTTCTCAGAGACCCTTAGGGGTCTTAATTGCCAAGAGGTGTTAGAACCACCAATGGTGTATCTTTCAACCATCCAAGTGGCAGCTGAGGGTATCTCACCACTAGCAGGTACTTCCTGCCAATAGATACCATCCCCAGGGTTATCAGGGTCACCAATAAAGGCAGCTAATCCAGGGTTTAATGTGTAATATCTTACAAAGAATGCAGAAGTTACACCAGCACCTGTAGTAGCATTAGACCATATGTAATCAACAGGGTCTTCTGATTGGAAAGGGCTACTAGATGTTAGTAGACCAACCCAAGGGAGAACATCACCAGACTCATCAAAAGCTATATCCCTAGATAGCCTAAATCCTTGTACAGCAGATTGGACAGGCACTTTACCAAAGGTATCAGCACCGATTACAGAAGTAGCATAGGCCACATACAGATTTGTTCCTACAATCTCACTACCGTCAGAGGACGTAGATACTACATTAGATGCAGTCTCTGCAGAGGTTGACGAACCACCTGAAGTACTAGTGCCACTCTCTAAAAGAGAGAGTCTCATCTCAATAGCTGTATTCGATAAAGAACTCATTAGTTATCTCCTGCTTGTCTCCTTCATATCGAAAGAGATAGTTGTTAATTTAGGGTTAATTGCAACTTGATTACTATCATCGACCATTTCAATCTTTATTGATAGGTAACGTCCGTTTTGTCTAAAATTGACCTTATAGTCCTCAGCAGGGTCAAACGGTGTAGAAGTGTAAACCTCCAGATCATTGATATTCTTATTAGATGCTGAGTAGACATCAACAGCACCTTCTGATTTAATATTACAACCTGTTACAGTCTTAAAGTTATTAGATTGAAGGCTTTCGTTCTTTCTCTCAAACCAACCACCACTAACATAAGATTCAGGATCTAGTATTTGAAGACCAGTACTAGTAGCACCGTAGATTTCCATCTTACCGTCTAACTCAGTCTCATATAGATCCGTGACATCAGGTAAGGTTCTTCTGTGTAACTTCTGAGCTTCATAGTCGTATACAAAAGCACCATTACAACCTGTACCAGTATTACCAACAGAACTAAAGCAGAACCAAATCTCTTTATCTCTAGTTTGTTGGAACACAAAAGACCTATCTTTATGAGCAGGATCAACAGCCTTGAATAGGAAATCTTGGAAGATACCCTTAGCAATGTGTTGTTTCTGTGTTTGACCATCATGGATATAGACACCATAATTACCAACAACTAAGTGTTGATTATTACCAATAGGTGCCGTACAACCACTACTGTAAAGACCATCATCTTCAAATACTGATCTGAAGTTCAATACAAAAGCATTACCTGTCTCAGAGGCCTGAATAACAGCATCATCTTTGTAGACCATGAAGTAAGGACCTAATTGCATACCATCTACAATCTTACCAGGTGTCTGTGTTAAGAAAGAATCACCTGCTGTATTAATGGATGAAATAGCCCATTCTAGGCCCACTAGGGTACCTTGTGTCTTGATATTACCAGACCATAGGAAGTCAATAGGTAAGAACTCATCATCTTCTGTAATAGAAGGGTCTCTCTCCTCTTTGATGTCCATTGCAATAAGTCTATTATTGAACGGCCTTAGTATTCTAGTTACTAATGGGGTACCAACTGGGGCTACACCTTTAGTTGTAGTAGTTATAGAAACTACAAGACCAGAGTCACCTGAGTCTGAGTGGATAGATGGTACATTACCGTAATCAGCAGGGAATGTTATAGACACTGTGTTATTAGAGGCTACAGCATAAGAACCAATAGCATTAGCTAGGCTTACTGCAACATTTTCTAAAGTATCATCTGTAAATATATCTAAATCTAACTCTTTGACTTCTCCATCCAAAGTAACACTTAGGAATGAAGGGTAGTTGCCTTCAAAAGGAACACCAGATAAGGTAATCAACTGAACCTCATCAGTACCAGGTTCTTTATACCTATCATTGAACCAATCTGGCATCTCAATAAGACTTCCCGCCTCCACAGAAGCCTCACACCATAGTGGTGGACAATCTGTAGCAGGGTTAACAATCAAACAACCGTTAAATACGAATATTTGAGGCTTATGTTTACCATCAAAGGTGAATACATGTTCCTCTGTAGCAGGTGTGACGTTATTCCAAACATCAGAATCTACATCATAAATAATTACATGTCCCTTATTATCCACACCCTTAACGATATAAGCTAAGATAAGACCATCAGATCCTGCAGGTGTAAATTGTGTCACCGCTACAGCTCTTCCATTTAGTATATTCAAATCAGCAGCTTCTGATAACGTATTAGAGGTTAACAGTGCATCTTGGTAAGCCTCGTTGGCATCATTAAGTTCTTCTTGTTTTTTATCAAAATCATTCAATATGTCCTGATTGACTTTTTTGATACCTGCTACATATGCTGCGTCCTGTGTAACCTCTAAAGCTTCCTCTTTAATTACAATCTCATCTTCTATAAGAGATGCCTCAGTTTCTAAGGAGGCTACAGCAGCTCTACGGGTTGCTAGTAGGGCTGTGTTATCTGTATCAGCAGAAAGTGCAGCACCTGTAGTTACATTCTCACCCCAAGCCTCCGATTTAAACCATACGGAAGTGTACTTGTTGTCTACAGTTCCACCAGGAATATAATTATGTTTCTCCGTACCATCTGGGAGTATAGGTTTTGTCCGCCAATAAGCCTCTGCAGCTACATCGAATGCCTCTTGTTTTAGAATCATTAAATCATAAGACTCACCAGAGGTAGCTGCCCCGTTAGCTGTCTCAGCAGCTTCTTTTTCTTCAGTGGCTGTTTCCCAACTGTCTGTTGCTTGTGCTAAAGTCAACAAACTTTCTTGGTATAAGAAATCAGACAATTCAGCGTACTCTACCATATTATCTTTGATAGTTTCTAGTTCTGTTAGTTGGTTATCTACAGCTGTATTGAAAGCACCAATCATTTCATAATCAAGATCAGGGACCGACCAAGAACCACCGTTAGCTTCACATATATCCTTATTAGGGTGTCCTGCAATATCACAAGTTCCGTAAGAAGATAAAGAAGTGTGTAGTGCTTCAAAAGCATCATCTAATCTAGTTCTAGATTGTTCAAAAGCTTCTGCTAAAGTAGCATCTATTGTGTAGGCTTCTAATGTATTATCTAAATCACCATTGGCCACGTCTAGGGCTATTTGGGCATCTATCGTTGCTTGCGATGCAGGGTCAGCTGCAAACGCAGTGTCATACTCTGCCTGTTTAGTCTGAACCTCTTCAGCGTCTGTATTTAGTTTATCAGAGGCTTCTTGTGCATCATCTCTCTCTTTTATAAGAGCTTCAAAGGTCTCAAAAGCAGCCTTAGCTGTTATCTCATTTGTATTAGCATCTGCAAGAGAGTCGTAGATATTTCTTATATCTTGTAAGTCTTTCTCAGCCTCGGTAAGTGTGTTTAACTCAGGTTGTAGAAGGTTAAAAGTTTGTTGTGAGTAAGTAGCTTCTGCTGTTTCTAAGTTTGCAACAGCAAGCTCTAATGCATCATCTAAAGCATCTAATGTAGCTACATTTGTTATATGACTACTTGCAGTTACAATACCAAGAGAAATATCATAATCATACTGAGCTTGTTGTAACGAATCCTGTGCACTGTTAAAGTTATCCGTATCAAACATATCAGTATTATCAAAGACAGTTTGTGCATTCTCTAATGTTGTAGTTGCATTCCTGTGTGTTACTTCTTTGTTCTGTACACTAGTTCTTAAAGTAGCCTTAGCATCCCAGTCCCCTTGTGCATCCACTAGAAGCTCTGTAACGGCATCTCTGACTACTTTATAACCTGTCTCTGTTCCAGTACAAACACCATCATTGTTGTAAGCGGTACAGTGGTATATAAGATCTGTATTAATATTACCATAAGCAGTCGATGCAGCATCCCAAGCATTATAGGCGGCTACTAAATAACCATGTGCCGTATCGGCAGCCGTATACTTGGCATCTGCATCAAACCAAGCATCGTAAAGGGTAGAGTCTAGAATATCATATAACTCTTGTGCCTCTTCGATTTCTTCCTCTTTATCTAGTAGTAACTCTTGTTGCTCTATTAGATTTTCATTTGCTGTACTCAACGCATCTTGTGCAGTATCGATACCCGCTTGTATTTCTTCCTGAGCTAAGGTAATTCTGTCTTTAACAACCTGCATTGCTGCTGTTGCAGTCTCTAAGTTCGTAGAGATTTCATCAGTAACATCTACAATAGAGAATCTACCAAATAAGTCAATATCAGAGGCTACAAAATCTAAAACACCCTGCACTGAAGCATCTTTAGGTCTAATGTTTAAACAGTCAGACCATGCACCAGGGGGTAAGCTGTGAGGTGGTACGTCTGTAATAAGACCAATCGCAGAGAAGTCAATGTCTGGGGTAGTATTAAATGGCATAATGCCTCCTATGTTATTTAGTTTCTTCTAACTCTTTACAACCTGCTATTTCAAATGTAGTACCTTCACACTCTTCTTTTAAGTTATCTAGTTCTAATTCCTTATCCTTATCTGTAAGATCTTTCTTATCTTCGTGGTCTTGATCTACAACAACCTTCTTATGGTCTGCAAAAGTACAATGGTATATCTCATGACCCATAATGGCCATAGCTTCCCTGTCATCCCAGATCTTAGGTCTTTCTACATGTATCACACATACATCTTGACCTCTAGAAACCATTGTGAAACCCCTTACCTCACCAGCCTTCTTATTACGAGTAGCCTTCTTAAAGGCAACTTGTAGGTCTTCAAATGAGTCATAGAAGACTATTTTGGTTACAAAGGCCTCTCTTTCAATATTTAATTTAGCATCAGGACCATATCTATACAGGTCGAAGTCATCTAATGCAAACACGTTCGTTACTAGCAGTGTCAATGCTATTACTATAGACTTCATTTAGAATTTATATCTGTAACCAATACCAAAACCTCTATCGCCCTTATTATCTAAATAAAAACCACCGTTATCTGTTACAGAAGTATTCTGTGAGTTAATCTGGTCTACAGGTGTTTGACTGTTGTAATTAAGAAAGTCTCGTTTAGGCTCTTTAACAACTTCGGTTTTAACTGTATTTCCAGGGTTTATGACATCAGCCATGCCTTCTAAACTTACTACTTCAGGGGACTCTATAAAGGTATTAAGCTCTTCTTGGTTTATAGGGTTGCTAACACCTTTACCTACTTGAAACTTAGGAGTCTTCTTTTGCATAGCCTCCCAACGAGCCAACCCTTCTTTGTAATCTTCATCCCACTTTTCTTTTCGGTGTTTTGCCATACCCCTTGAAACAGCATCTTTAATAACTTGATCAGGGTCTAATTCAGGTATAGAGTTTGCAAAATCACTAAAGTTTCTTTCATAGGGATCTAGTTTTACTTTATGTTTCTCTTGTTGTTCTTCTCTAAGTGCATCCCAATCAGGCACCACAGGCCAATCTACCAAGTAGTCGCTTACATCGATATTCTTTTGTGGTTCCTTTTTTATCGGTTTATCAACAACCTCTACATTGTTAAGTAGGACTCTTGGGTTGTTCTTTATAAGGTAGTCTTCCTTTGTACCACCCATAGTGTCATTTGCCGCATAGGCTTTGGCTCTTTCAGCCTCCATTGCCTCTAATCTGTCAAACTCTTCAAAAGATATATCACCATTTTGTAGTTTCAGACTTAGTGAAACATAATCATCCATAACACGCTCAGTCATAGGGGTATGCTGACTGTCATCAACAACTTCCTCACGATTAGCTTTAGCAGCCTCAGCTTGAAACTTTCTTATAGCTTCTAGTTCTTCTTCAAACTTCTTCTTCTTGTAAGGTGTATAAGTGTCTTCCACTTCAAAACTTTTAGTACCAGGACTATAAGAGTCACTAGGCATCAGTTTGCCCTTCTTATTAAAATAAGCCATATTATTTACCTCGCTTTAGCTAATTGAGCCCCAAAGTAGAACTCTATAATCATTGTAGCCCATCCGAATATCTCTTCGTATTTCAACAGACCTTTAACCGTCAAATATTCAACCTCTTCAGGAGTACTGAATATACCTAGAAAACTGAACCCTTCGGTAACGACAGGGATAACAGTTTCGATACCAAACATACCTGCAATAGGATATAAGGCCACTAAAAATAGTATTACAAAGATAATCACTCTTCGATTCAAAGCAGCCCAAGGGGACTCTTTGTTAGACTGCTCTACAGCCTGTTGTCTAGCACCTGCTTTGGCACCTAGTATCTCAATCATTCTCTTTTGGCTATCGGAGGCCGCTTTAGACTTAATAGCCATAAACTTACCTAAGTAACCTAGGATGATTGGTAATATATTTGTGATTACCGTTATCATATTACTTCCTTAATTTAAGAGACCTTCTCTTATTAATTTATCATTTACAAACTTATGTTCTTGTTTTATATCTCTACTGTCTTTCTCTATTTGCTCTAGTTTTATCTCTAACCTTTGCAGGGAAGACATAACTTCACGGTGTTTATCGTGCCATCCTAAACGGAAATCAGTATTAGTGCTAATACGTGACTCTAGTACTTCTTGTTTAGTTGTGATGTTACTTGCCCACCACACTGCTGTTATCGTCTGTGCGAATATTGCAAATAGCAAGGCAATAGATGTAGATCGAACCCAATCGGGCAGTTCCACTTCTTTAGTCTTTAAAGAGGCAACTTCAGCCTGTATTAGGGCTAGTTGGGTCTCTAGTGATTCTACTCTGTGTTCCATTTAGGGTTCTCCTTTATAGAGGCTTAGAAGGGTATACAGGGTCAGACACAGGAGTGTAGTTCTCTGTAATATCCCTCAAATCTTTTCGATAAGACAACCAAGCACTGTACTTGTCTGGAGATAAAGACGGTTCTATATTATTTGAAACCTCCTCTGAATGCCTCTGCATAATCCAATCTGTATCAGATAGTAATATATCTCGTACTCTTCTTACTTCTTCTACAGATACCATTTGTCTACGCCAAAAAGTACCGTCCCAAGTATCACCTATCTGGTTATCTAAACCGCAGGGCACTAAAGTAAGACCCTCTGCTACTAGACTATCTGCATTCCAGGCCCCTGATACTGCTAGTCCATTATTATTTACTGCTAAATACATACCATTAGCCATTTGAATCTCCCTTAAAACTTGTTATATTATCTATTAGATTACACCAATCTGAATAATCACCTTTAAACTCAGTGACAAACTTATCTATATCGTTATTTGAATATTTCATTACTTTACTAAACCCCTCCCAACAAAGAGAATCTATTTTCTTCCAAAGTTTATTATCTTTTATTACCATAAACTTTCATCCACTTCAAAACCAAAAAGCCAAATGTACCTTGTCTTACTGCCTATTACTTCAGTCACCCAATGTTCATATTTAGTAGCACAATAACAATGAAGTTCTTTTTCCTTTAAAGGAATGTGATTGCCAGCTACATAGAGCTCCCCTCCTTCTTCTGGTTTTTGCAAGACAATATTAGCGCGCATAGCGTGTTTATTTCCTACGATAGGATCCGTGTGTTTATAAGTGTCACCACCAGGGTAGGTCACAACAGAAATCATACCACTTCCTTTTGCTATCCTTTCAACATCACCCATCTTAAAACCATACAGATCCATTATTCTATTTTGGATATCGTAGGCCTCTTTTGGGAAGAGTATAGTTTCCTCGTTAAGTCTAGTAGTTTTTCTACCACTATAACCAAACTCTCCTCTAGATAGACCAGGTACTAACTTCCCTGAGTTATCCATCCAATCTATTAAAGACAATCTCTCTTCTTCAGTTATGAAATCCTCATACCTATCTAATCTCATCCTCCACCTCTTTTAAAAGTTTAGGGTATTTTGAAGAAACTAACCATCTCTCTAAATTGAAGCCATCAGGTAAGCTTTCAGGGTCTACTATGTCTTCCACTTTATCACCACCTCTTACAGGGTGTATACAGTATCCTAGTGTTTTATCTGAAACAGCCTTCATACTGTGTTTCCTACCTTTCTCTATGAAGATCATCTGTGGTGCAGTAAAACGAGTAGTAATACCTTCTATTTCTAAGTCTATCTGACCTACACAAAGCAGGTGCATGTGGTCAAACTTGTGAGAGTGACCACCGTATTCATCCCCCTTGTAGTCTAATTGTATTTGCCTAAACCATACATTAGATACAATACTAGTATTTTCCTTCATATACGACTCCTAGTAAGCTACTATTACTATTCCAGATCTACCAGAGCTGCCATAACCTACCCCTGCACCACCAATACCACCGAAGGGAGAGGAAGGATGACCCCCAGTCAAAGATGCTGAAGAGTTACCTGCGCAGTATCCAGAGTATCCACCAACAGAACCAGGACCTACCGCAGTTCCGCCAGAGCCACCCCCGCCATAAAGAGAAGCACCACCACCACCTACGGATATTGGTCCAAAATCAGAAGTACCACCTGGGTTTCCTTGGATTTGATTCTTATTATGACCAGCACTTCCTGACCCACCACCCCCTACTGTGACAGTTTCATTAGAGTTTACAGCAACCTCTCTCCAGAAGATAACACCACCAGTCCCACCTACACCACGTGAACACCCACCATCATAATAATTCCTACCACCACCACCACCACCACCTACTAGTGTCACAAAGACCTTAGATGGTGAACCTGCAGCTGCCCAATCCCAAGTACCTGAAGATGTAAATACATCGAATCCTGTTGTGGCTACAGGAGGTGCTGTGTTAAGAGACTCTACCTCATTAATAACATGATCTAAACCCTGTCTGAAATTGGCCTCTGTTGTTGCCTCCTCTGTTAATAGAGCTTTGATAGCTGCGAGGTTTTCTCCGTTAATTGACATCTATAGCTCCTTCCATTGTAATTCATCCAGTAGTTTAGATATATTTCTTGCCTTACTCATATGAATCTCCCGTTAATTTAGGACCTAGGAAAAGGTGCACCACCTAGGCTTGAGGCAACAGCCCCCTCTAGTTTATCCACCTCTTCAGGGTTAACACCCCTTAGATCTCTTAAAGGTTCCTTATCCTTGTTATTTTCAGCCCAAACTCGGACCTTCTCTCTGTCTTCCATGATGTCATAGTTTTCAGGAACATTCTCATTCAAGAATGTAGCTAGTCTATTTCTTAAAGTCAGAACATCAAAAACTTCATCCTTCTTGAAGCCCTGTCTTTTATCCATAACATCAATAACCATAACACATGACGCTATGTCGTGTAATGAAATTGATATTGATTGATCCCTCAGTCCATTGGATGACTCAAGACCCATATCTGTCTGATTAGGGTCCTTTTCTAGCACTACCCTGCTACTCATAACTAAGCAGCTTTAATAGCTTGTAACAGACCAGGTGTGAATAGGTCTTCAAACTTAGAATACATATAGCCAGTAGCTTCTTTAAACCGGTCTCTTTCAAAATCAGACATGTGTACGATGTTTATACCATCTTCTTTACATTGGTCTTCAACTCGTGCAATATCAGCAATAGACTCTTCACGTTCAGTTTCAGCTGCTCTAACTGCTGCTGTTTGGATTAACTCTTGAGACTCGGAATCCATGCTGTCCCAGAAATCTTTACCGATAAGAATAGATGTTAAGAATAAGCTATGCTTAGTGTCATTAATAGTAGGTAGAGCTTCATTTTGCTTTAAAGAATAGTATCTAGGATAAGTAGACTCACCGCTATCAATAAGGTCTTTTGCAACACCTTCATTAATCTCTTCTAAAGTAAGAGGTACAGGTGTAGCGCCTACTGCTTTAAATGTTTCAGCAGAGATAGGCGATTGCTCATGTGTACGGACTCTCATACCTTTCAAGTCTTCAATAGAGAATACATCTCTGTCAGAAGGTAACATTCTAAAACCACCTGAGTAAGTGAAAGCTAATCCTTTTACGTTACTGTCTTTTGCTAAACCTTTAAGCATATCCTGCCCAAGCTTACCATCAAATACTCTCTTAGCGTGGTCGTGGTCTCTGAATAAGAAAGGCATATCTAACGCCCACATGTCTTTATTATGACTTTTACCTAGGGTAGTTGTGAACATCTGTGACATTTGAACATCACCTGACTCCATAGCTTCTAACAAACCATTCTTATCTACTTTAATACCGTCATTGTACTTATTAGAGTACTCAGGTAATGTCATGATCTCCAAGTTGAAATCGTTTGATTTGCTGTTAATATCGTCAGCGAATCTGTTAGCTGCACGTAGAAACAAGTCAATTGGCTCGTGGGCGATAACCCATTTAATTGTTTTCATAGTTTTCTCCTATTTTAAATATCTAAATTGATATTCATTTCTATTTCAATACCAGCTTTTATCCCCTTATCAAGGTCTTCACTAGTCTCTCTTACGATAGAATCTGTAGTTCTTACAGGTTTCCATTTCTTATTAAAGTCAATATCACATGACTCCCAGTGTCTACGCACTTCCTCTGGGTCCTTACCCTCCATAGTGGGATCTGACCCGAAGACATTAATAGTACATCTTTGACTGTCTTCTTTTTCCTTATTGATAAAGTATTCTTCATCTCCAGTAAAATCAGCTATGTATCTTTTAGCAACTTCTTTGTACCTCTTTAAGTCATAATTAGGCATCTTAACACTCATATCATTCTGCATAGTCCATTGTTGAAAACCATCTGAATCGTAGAAATGTCTATATTTCCTATATTCTATCGGGTACATCATGAACATTCTCAACTGACACCACTGCCACTTCAGTGTGAAGTTAAGCCAGTGCATTACATTTCCACAATCTCTAGGCCAATCTTTTGGCATAACATCGACTATTGGTTTAATAAATGTATTAATATCTGGGCTAAATACGTGTTCATAGGGTTTATTAACTAAACCATCAGTACCATTCTCTTTAATGTCGTTAATTAGGATCTTTGCCCCGAACACCTGATCACCAAGTTCTCCAGTTACAATTAAGAAATCCTTACCATTGCCTATATCTTTAGACATATTAAGACCAAGAGCCTCATTCTCACCTAGGTGTGACAGTTCTTTAACGTCACCCATCAGTATCACTATATCACTTTGATTATCAGGGTTGAGGTATTTCTCATAGAACCAAGGGTACTCATCGATGGATTTCTGATTAAGACACACAACGAGTTCTACATCTGGGTACTTACTCCAGTGTTTTAAAATAGCAGACAAGGCGTTAGTTGAGTCAATACCTCCAGACCAGGATACTCTCAGATCTTTATTATCTCTTCTACATTCCTCAAATATCTCTATAGTTTTATCATCACATACTTTGTGATAATCTACTTTATAATCAGGTATTTCAGGTAATTCTGAGATGAGAGAGTAGTAGGAGTCTATAGTTCTTGTCCTATCCACTAAAGGAGCCTTCATAAGTGTTCCTAACACATCAATCATACTAGTTCTGTTATAAGTCTGCCCTACACCCCTTTTTTTAGTATAGTAGAAGCCCTTACTCCACTCTAATTCCCTATCTGTGTATCTCCAATTTAGAGCTCTTAAGCTCAAGTCTCCAAACTCAGACAATCTCTTTTTAAAGTATTCTTCCTCTTCAACAAAATTAGTTGATATCCCTGTTAGTTCTGACATATTCCCTTCCCTTCATTATAAATACTCTAGATAAAACTTAACTTGATTAATATAAATCCTATCATAAGATTCATAGCTAGAGTACACTTGCATATTGATACCATAGTTACCCGCTGCATAGTTACTGCTTGTGTTTATTGTAAACTCGGTACCATCACCAGATGTAGACACATCATATAAGGTGCCATCCCATACCAGATTCGATCCTACATACAACCTGTCTAAATAAGAACTAATGTTATCACCTGTAGATCCACGTATCCAAACCTTGTACAGTCTGGCAGTCCTAGGGACCGTCAGGGTGCCCACAGTATGGGATGTTGTACCAGAGTTGTAGTAATGGTCTTGGTGTGAATAACCGCCCAAGGAGATGTACTGAAGATTCTGAGCACCTCTGAAATCCTCCATAGATATAGCCCCAGATGTAGGGATACCGCCAGTAGAACCGTAGTACTCGTTTAGAGATATAGGATGTGATCCTCCGAACAAATTCTCAATATGTTGAAACTGTAAATTACTAGTAGGTAAAGCCATACTAAACTCCTTTTAAAATACCACCTAGATCTCTCTCAGCATCAGTGACAGCTAATGTACTTGCGTAGGTGTGTACTTTCTTCTCTTTGAAGAAATCACTACCAGTCCTGTATAGGGTCTTCTTCATAGAGCAAACCTTACGTTTATAAAGATAGTAAGCCTCATCACCGTCTATGTCTAAGATAGCCTTCTTAGCTATCGCTTTGTCTTTATTGTCACCACAGAGGCTCTTGTAGTTCTGAATAGACCAGACCTGGAACTCTTCAGTGTCGTAGAAGTGGTAACCATTACGGTTATTAAAACCATCAACCATACCAATACCAAGCATAAACATACTAGATATTTGAACTTGTTGCCACTTATAGATGAAATTAACAGCCCATCTCCATTCACAGACAGTCATATCTGACATATCACCTACAAGTTTCTGTATCCAAGGCTTGGTAACCTCATCAATATCTGTTGGTGCGTAATATCCGTATTCATTATCTGCATACTTAAATTCACCATCACACTCAGCCTCTCCTCCAAATACCTCATCACCGTTACCGCCACTAATGAATATATTATTAGGGTTTCCCAATAACTTGTTGTATTCAGGTGGTTTAGGTGAAAAAATAACCTCAGTTATTAAGCTGTATCTACCTGCAATTAAATCTTTAGCGAGTGTTGTGTGCTCATCTAGGGTGTCTTCATCCATTATAACTTTAAATGGGACACCTGCTTCTTTCAAGCTGTGCAACACCAGTGTAGAATCTATACCACCAGACCACAATAGGTAGATTTGTTTACCCTTGCCTATTTCATGAAACCTATTCGCAGCCTTGGAACAAACCTCTTTCAGTGTAAGCTTAGGGGTATCTTCCGTAACATCCGGTATAGGGGATAATACTGTCTTAAATCCTGGATTATATCTATTAAGCGGTCTGCCTCTTACAACATCCTTTAAGAGTTTCTCTTCATCCGTTCTCTCTATATGAGTTAGTACAGGAACATACTTTTCAACAACCTCAGGGCCTAAATATTCAGCCATTTCAATTTGAAACTTTTGCTCCTTACCTGATACGGTGTCAAATCTCCAATCGAAGTGCCTGTTGAATATATCAATAGCCTCACCGTCTGACTTAGCATCAAGAACAAACTGTTTAACCCTTCTAGCGATATCCGTTCTTACTCCACTTGGGTTGTCTTGTGTACCTACTTGTTTAGCAATTAAATGATCTAATTGTCTAAGTATGTAACTTTTACCGTTTACAGACATTGCATCTCTCCGTTAATGTTCGTGTTCATCGTCTACTGTATTAACAATGATAGGCTCAATAACCTTTTGTTCCTTAACAAACCCTGTAGTTATACCTGTCCAAACAGAGTTGTTATCCCTGTCTTCCCTTAGGGGTGGTGGTACATCTATCGGTGTATTAATTTGTATACTAAGCTGTTGGATGTATTCCTTTTTACCCAATACAAAATCATCATAATACTGTCTTATATATTCTCTCACATGCCAAGAGTTCTGAAGAACATCATGACCTACATCAGGCCACTTCTCCACAAGAGGTGTTTGTAAGAACCATTGTTGAAATAAATCGTGGTCATAGAATATACTAATATTGCTTCTATCAGTAGGTGAGTTCATCCATCTCCTGAGTAGATTCCACTGCCAAGATAGTACAAAGTTAAGCCAATTAAGAACATTCCCTGCAGTCTTACTCCCTAATCTAGGTGGCATCTTTTCAATTATGCCTTCTAGACAACAAAGTATGTCAGGGTTAAATACTTGATCATGTGGTTTATTTAAACTCTCAAAATCCTTCTTAAGCATCAACCTTGGACCCAATAATGGATCAGTTAGATCTGGAGTGACTACTGTGAATTTAACTAGATTACCATCACTGTCCCCGCTACTCCACATACGTTGGTGTGTGTTCTTCCAAGCAGTAGATCCCTTAGGTTCAAAGATATCTACATTAGGTGTTTTAAGTATTATTTCATCATAAAAACCATGCCATCTTTCCTGACTTTTAAATGTAGGAAATAGCTTTAAAACAAGATCAGGATTAACAGAGTCTCTATATTTAGAAATAGATAGAAATATCATAGAACTTGTAAGACCTGAGTCCCAAAGTATTCTTACTTCTTTATTATTAGATATAGCATCATCTACTATCTCTTTAGCCCTTTGGTCCACAACATCATTAAATTCCAGATCTAAAGGGTTTTCAAGAGGTATAGGTTTAAGTATTTCACAAAAGTTATTTAAGACACCTGTCCTATCTACTATAGCAGCATCAAAGTCTCTTGATAAAACCTTAGTTAATACGTAGTCCTTCATCTCGTCTTCTGTTGGTTCTATAACAGACGGGTGTCTATAGTAATAACCCATAATATCTCCTTTACATTGACCCGAACGCAGTTACGTTACCTAGAACGGTTAAGTTACCTGAAGCATCTAGTTTCATCTTTTTAGTACCTGAAGTTGAAAAGTAAAGGACTCCAGCAGTTTCTGTAATAGTCCAATTACCTAAATCAACACCTGTAGCAGTAATACCCATAGCATTAATAGATGCCTGGTTATATGTAGTGTTTGTGTCTGTGAATAACGCACCGGATGGTACATTAGTCAGAACTTGTGAATCATCAATCTTACCATCTAAGGCTACTTGTAATCCCGATATCTCTGAGATATTGTGTGTAGATGGATGGTTATAGACTGTATCAGTAAACACCGCTCCAGATGGAACATCGGTCAGTACCTGTGAATCATCTACCTTAGCGTCTAGGGCTGTCTGTAATCCTGATACTTCACTAATGGAGTGAGTAGCTGGGTGTTGGTAGTTAGTAGCTCCTGCTTGAATACCGTCTAATTTAGTACCATCAACCGATAAGTCTCTACCGTCTACAGTGGTATTTCCTGACATAACAATACTACCAGTCATGGTACCACCAGTAGTCTGAAGACCACCTGCCGCTGCAGAGGACGCACTGTTAGCAGCATCTGTGGCCGACTGAGCCGCATTAGATGCTGATGTAGATGCACTACTAGCTGATGAAGATGCAGAGGTCGCACTGTTAGATGCACTTGTCTCTGATGTAGATGCGTTAGTTTCAGAAGTCTCAGCAGCGGTCTTAGCAGTCTCAGATGCATTTTTAGCTGTTACTGCTCCTGTTTCAGCAGTCTCTGCATTAATCTCCGCAGTTTCAGCAGCGGTCTTAGCAGTTTCAGCAGCAGTCTTAGCAGTTTCAGCAGCAGTCTGCGCGGCTTGTGAAGCTACCTTAGCTGTGTCAGAATCTGTAGCAGATGTTGCTGAAGAGCTTGCCGAGTTAGCAGACGCAGCAGCCGAGTTAGCTGAATTACCTTCAGAGGTAAGTGCATTAGCAGCTGAAGTACTCGCATTAGAGGCCTGTGTTGTCGCTGTAGAAGCAGAAGAGGAGGCACTAGAAGCACTGTTGGATGCGTTAGTCTCTGCGGTTTCAGCATTAGTCTCTGCGGTTTCAGCAGCGGTCTTAGCAGTTTCAGCAGCAGTTTTAGCTACAATAGCCTCATCTCTTGCGTTCTCAGTCTCTTGTGCAACAGCAAGTGTTATGGCTTGATACGCATGGATAGTAACTTCATCATTAAGGGAAGCACTAGATGTAAGTGTCACCTTATTGTTATTAGTTATAGAGTAATCTGTTGAATCCAACAGAATACCATTCAAGAAAACATTTGTAGCGTAGTCTTGATATGTCAGTAATAATTTACCGTTAACATCAGATCCTGTAAAATCTACTTGACCAGATGTTGCTAAGTACTTAAAAGTACCAATAAAACCTTTTACAAAGTTAGTAGTCTCTTTCCAAGCAATACCATCATAGGTAAACATTGCATTCAACGTAGTGTTGTAATACATCTGACCTTCACTTAGGTTTGTTGTAGGTGCAGTAGAGTTTATAGAGTAGTTGTCTACAAAGTTATTTATATCCGAGACATTATTAGCTGCAGTTACAACTGAAGAGTCTATAGCTGATACAGCAGAGACATCACTATCTATTAATGCTACTTTAGAAACATCCGAATCAATAATAGCTACTTTTGTAACATCGGAGTCTAGTACACCTACCTTACTTACGTTTGTGATATTACTAGCAACCGTATTAAAATCAACCGCAACACTACTGATTACGTCTAGATTGCTACCTAACAGCTCAATCTCTGGTAAATTAGCTGTAATATTAGATAAATCTGTTGATGAAATGAAACCCTTATAAAAACCAGAAGATTTCTTACTTTTAGAGCCTCCTCCGAAGTTAGAACCTCCGCCAAAGAATGAATTCGACATACTATCTCCTATATTAACCTATTCCGACAGGAAGTTTGACAGTCACATTACCACCAGACATTTCTGATTTATTTGATCTCCTAGATACAAAGTCTACTTTATCAAAGAATAACTTGGAGTACCTAGCGGAACCCTCATCATCGTTCAAGAACTCAGAAGCAACCCATAGTGATGCGTAAAGTACGATATCAGGGTCTCCTAGTATAAAATAATTAAGAACCTCTACATTATTTGAAGTTATTGTACATTCACTGTTATCGGAGTCGTATGTCGTATCCACAAGTGATGAACAAGTCTCTGAATCTGTATTGAAGACAGCACCTAAATCATATTTCTCACCTATTTTAGTAAGATATCTATAATACTTAAGTTTATAAGTACCACTATTAGCTATCTCACCTGAGGATCCTGTAATAACAAAATTACCTAGTTCCCTAGCAAAAGAGTTTGGCACACGAGGGCTTCCTCCGTCAAACAATGTCCTTGAATCTACCCTTTTAAGGACTGTATCGTAAATATCTGAAGAACCGTCCTCATTAATCTTTCTTAATTCTATAGCTTCTAGGAAATCGGAAGGTATTGTTATAGAACTGTATGTCGGTGTCAGTGTGAAATCAGTACTTGTTTCTAATGGTGGGATTCTTAAGACATCATAAATCTTACTCTCACCTGCCGAGATAAAGCTATCGATCTGGTTGTTTGTTAAATCTCCACGATTCAACCAATCTGCAATAGTATCTCTTAGTGTTTGTTGGTTTGTTATAGCCATTATAGTCCACCTTTGTTAATGTTAGTTGTCAGAAGTAAAGGATAATGTTCCTTAATAATCTTCTTAAACTTATTTAGTTCTACGTGTGTATTCTCAGGGTTATTAATATCTACCCCGAATCTTGTAAAAATATCCACAGCTACAATGTCAGGGATAATAGCAAAGCTTCTGTAGTTTGCTTTCCTGTCTACACCTGCTGATCTAACAGACTTTGCGTAGTCTAGATAGGCTGTGGCATCTTGTTCTAAGACCAATCCCCCGTCATCGTACTTGTCGATAATTTTACTCATATGAGTTCCTTGTATTTAAAAAGGGGCTAATTAAAGCCCCTAATTTAGATCAGGTAATTAAGCTACGTTAGCAACCAAACCGTTACCGGCAGGGTTCTTACATTGTAGAGTTAATTCCTCAACCATCATACCAACAGTAGAGTCACCTTTTTGACCAACATCAGTGTTGTGTAATGGACGAAGAGTAGCTAAAGACCAGTTCGCTGAATCATATGCAACGATGTCAGATGCACCTGCACCAAGGCCCATAACGTAGTTTGGAACTACCTTAACTGCACCGAAGTCTGATTCGTAGATTTCTACTGATTGACGTAATTTACCTTTTTCATCGATGTTACGTCTAACATTTGTAGTACCTTGTGCTGCTGAAGAGAATGCTCTCTTAACAGAAGGTGCCATCATTAAAGTACCAGCTTTACCGCCTTCTTCGTAGATCTTTTGCATTACTTCGTCTACAGCACTTAATGAGAAAGTCGCACCAGTACCAACAGCAGTTACTGAAGTACCATCGGCAGAACCAGAGCCAAATGCACCAGTATCCATATCCCAAGTACTTGAACCATTGATCCAGGCTTGAACGCCACCCATAGTACGACCTGTGTTAGCAGATGCAGTACCGCCAGTACCGTTAGATACTTGACGAGAACCTACTAATGCATGCTCTAGGTCACGCTTAAGCTCAGTACCTTTCTTCTTCATTTGGTAAGCAAATTCAGATGCACGACCAGCTTTAGAAATTGAATCTAATGTCTTAGATACTTTGATTTCTTTAGAAAGAATCTGAGTGTAGTTACCTAAACGAGTTGTAGGTGCTAATGTTGTAGTATTGTTGTAGTCTGCACCCTCTGATTGAGCGTTAGTTGCAGGTGCTGCTAGTTGGTCAGTCTGCCATTCATGGAAAACTGCTCTTGCTTTTGAGTTGCCAATAGAAGATGCGAAAGGAGTCTCGTCTCTAGTGATCATCGAAATGAAACTAGCTAGATCCTCTTTGTTACCTACCGAGGCTTCGGTTTTAAATTGTGCCATTGTATTTTATCCTATAGTTTAAGCATTACTTTAAGGCATCATTCGCAAGTCCCTCTAGGAATGAAAGTTGATCACCTTCATTACCTTTACCAGAGAGTACTTTATTACGTAAGTTACCTTGTTGTTTAGCTTGTTTAGTTTTTAAGTTAGGAGATTTCTTGGCCCTAACACCTTTCGTAGGTGTCTTTAGTCTTTTCTTTGCAGCTTGTTTACCACCTTCCCTCAGGCTCTTATACTCGAACATCATTGCCACAACCCTAGGGTCTAGCACTTCTGCAAACTCAGGAAACCCTAAGTCTTCAGCAGCCCATGCCACAACATCATCATAACCATCTTGCCAACCAGGCATAGCCTGATCTAGAGCATCGATAGCACCTTGTCTCTGTTGTGAAAATTGAGCTTGTTGTCGTTCTTGTAACTCCTTATTGGCCTCAGAAGAAAGCTTCTCTTGCTCGGATCTTTTAGCATCCAATTGTTGAGACTTTATTCGTCTGGCTTCCTGCCATTTAGGTAATTCGTAAACATCATCTGCAAGTATCAGTTGCTTAATCTTCTTATCGTAGGCATCAAGTTGTGCTTGATCCTGATCGACTTGACCACTAAGTAACTCAGCATTCTGCGTCTTTAAGGCAGTATACTCATTAAAAAGACTTTCGGCTTGTTTAATCTTCTCACTTGCTTCAATTGACTTCTTGTTAGAATGTTGATTCGTTTGATAACCTCGAACAAGTTCATCTAGAGTCACTTCCCCCTGTTCCCCATCTACCTTGACGGGGACCATAAAGTCCATATCTAGCTCTTGCTCTTCCTCAGACTCAGGTAGCTCTTCAGCATCGTCCTCTTCAGTTTCGTACTCATCTTCCTCATCACCCTCATCAGTTTCGTCAGTCTCGGCATCTTCGGCATCGTCTAGTTCCTCATCAGCTTCCACTGTGCTTTCATCATCTTCGTTGGGTAGATCTTCATCAAAGAAGTCATCCGCTAAAGTGTCCAGCAGCTCATCATGAATTTCACTATTAACATCCATCTCTTGGGTAGTTTCAGTATTCTCTTCAATCATTTTTAGTTCCCTCTAAAAGTTATTTCTTAGAAGCTTTATTGGCAGCAGGTGCTGTCTTAGCTTCTAATGTCTTAATTATTTCTTGTGTTGCAAACAGATCCATTGCGTACTGTCTAGCACGTCCAGTTCCTGTGTACAGGTTAATATCTCTAAGTAAAGAGGTCTCTAATTCCTTAAACCTCTCAAGTCCTTTTGTATAATCTTCATTCATCATCCTTCTCCCTTCTAAGTTCTTCATTTAAACCAGCTTGAGCAAACTTCACTAGTTCCCTTTTTACATCCTCCAAAGCAATAACAGAAGAGTATAGTTTGCCTCTCAAGTTACCCTCTTCGGGTGTTGTTTTTGACCAAGCTGTCTGATAGCTTTGTTTCACACTATCAAATACAAAGTCAAATGCATCACTCTCTACTATAAGCCTAGATTTGGCTCCTAGTTCGATTATGTCCATTTACTTCTCCTTCTTAATTATCCAATACCAATAGGTCTCTTTTGAGACTCTTCCAAAGCAACCTCAGCCTTATCCTTAGCAACTTGGTGAGCAAACTTATCTTCATCCAATTTCATCTTAGCAAGTTTAGCTTCAATTTCAACCTTCTGCTTCTCAAGTTCAATCATGACCTTCTGCTCTTCTACAGCAGTTAATCTTTGATCTTCTTGTTTAGATTGTTCATTTTGTTGTTGTACCATCTGGGCGGCTTGTTGTCCTTCCTGAGTACTAGGGTCAACAATAAAGTCAGGCCAATTGTTGATCCCCATAGACTCTAACATTTGTTTAGCAATGTTAAATGGAGCAGCAGGGTTAATAATACTCTTAGACTCTGGTGTCTGATATAAGGCGGGCATGATCTGAGTCATCATGACAGTCATATTCTCTTTAGTATTAGTACTGCTATTAGAACCAACATCAACATCAACAGTTAGGCTATCGAACGGCTTAAGCATATCAGGTGTCAAGTTGTAGTAAGAGTATTTCTCTAGTACAGAGTCTGCATTATCCAGAATAAGACTGTACACACCTTTACACATATCAGCAAAACCTGTCTCAGCAAATCGTCTAGCGATATAAGCAATTCTCTTCTGAGAGGCTTGTTCAATCATAGATACTTTATTAGCATCGTTACCCGACTTAAATAAATCAGAGTTAATACCTTGGGCTGTTCTAGACATACCAGTGGCCGTCTCTTTCTCATTATTCATAAACTCTAATAGAGAGAATGACGAAGGAGAAATTGTTGACGGCTGTATCTGTTGTACAGCACTTAGTGGATTACCGTTAGTAGGAATGATCTGGTGAGGCTCAGGGCTTTGTAAGGCTCTGAAGTCTACCGTGTTAGGATCTGCTAGGATTCTGCTGTAGTTAGTTAAGTAGATATTTTCTACAATACCTCTAGTAATAGCTGTCTTAACTTCGGTAGCACTCTTAGTGGCATCTGCCATAGAAATACCGTAGAAAGCATAAGGAATCTCAATAGGATTCAAGTTAGCAATAGGGATACTTTTAGCATCTTCCTCTAGTAATATAGTATCACCTACACTGATAACTCTTTTAAGCTCTGCAATACCATCACCATCTCTATCTACTCTTAACCAGCTCTCGGTTACATAAACCTCTCTCATAGAAGAATCTTCAGGGTCTTCATTATTGAAACCTGCTAAAGAGGTTCCGTTAAGTGCTTGTCTAGTGTAGTCTTCATTGGTGAAGCCGTTTCTTATATTACCATCATCTGCTATATCATCGACATTCTCAAAACCCATCTCTCTTAAATCAGAGATAGTGTATTCTGTTTGGATACCTACATACTTGGCATCCAAAATCGATGTTGTGTCCTTGTCAATAAGGAAAGACTCAGGTGGTATATTTTCTAAAACTATCTTAGATTTATCAATAGCTCTCTTGATCTTAACATATCCGTATGTATCAATATTTTGAGGAGGAGTCTCTTGTCCTGAACCATCGTCTTGATATGCTATAACTTCTTTAGATACTAATTCAACCACCTCAATACTAGGGTCAGAGATGATTGTATCTATTTCAACAGATGTTATGTTTTCGTACTCCTCAAATTCATACTCTATCTTCTCATCCCATCTCCATCTTATAGAGGCGTTTTTAAAGAGTAAAGCTGATTTGATCCAAGTATTTAATTCTACCCATCCGTTGTTCATTTCAAAGATACAATCATTAGTTATCTCAGAGGCCAACTTAGCAGCTTGAGATTCTGTAGGATCTTTAGGGTTGAATCTTGCAATCTTACTATTAGATAACATTAGCTCAGATATAACTGCTAAGTATGAGTCGATAATCTCCATTGTGTCAGATGTAACTACTGACGATACACCAGTAGGTGTCAACCTGCCACGAGCCTGTTGTGTATAGTAGTCCATAGCATCTTCTCTTTGAGAGGACAATTCAGAACCCGTAGTAAGGCCACCTGCAGCTTGGTTTACATAAGTATCGATAATACTAGTCAGTTCTTCGTCTGTGACTTCTTTTATCTTGCTCTCACCTTTCTCTGCCACTATAATCTCCTATTTTATATCCAGGACTTCTCTTCTTGTTCAGTCCACATGTTTTCAAAACTTACTCTCTCATTGGTTAACTTATCAGAGTGGGTTCTCCACACTTCTGCTGTAATTGCTAAAGACATAACAGTATCGTCATGAGAGCCAGGGATGGCATTAGTCTTCCCTTGTTCATTTGATACGTAGTCTTTCATCTCACTAACTATCTTAGCTGAGTAAATAGCAATATCGTCATTCTCAACCCAGTTCTTTAGATTACTAATAATAGACTGTTTAGAGGCTTGTGTAGTTCTCCAACCTAGTCTAGTACCTTCTTCTTTAGAAACATTTGCAACCTTAGTTTGAAAGTATAGATTGACATATTTCATCTCTTTTAACTTCTGCAAAGTAGCAATACCCATACTGTTAGACTCCACAGCTACTAAGGCATTATTGTAGTATCTACCTAAGTAGAATAACAACGCTCCGAAAGCAGCAGGGTCAATACGGTTATCTCTATATAGAGCAACTACTTCTCTATCCTTATTAAGAATAGTAGCAACACTATAATCTTGTCCTACACCCATAGCTACGTCAGCACCGATAATGTAATTACTTTCAAAATCAGGGGCTTTCCATATCTCTAGGGGGCCATCAGGAGACACCTCCCAAGTGGATAACTCTGTATCTAAGTACCTTTTGGTCTTAGCAGGTTTTACTTCTAATGCATTTAGTTTTTCACCATTGAATACACTATTACCAGAAACAATGAAAGCCTCTTCAGCAGTAGCAGGATACTCTTGTCTAAACTTCAATTCACCTGACTCGGCAATCTTAAGTCTTCTCCAATAGATCTGGTCAATATCCAGATCAAACTTCTCCATTAAAGCTTTTTCTTCTGTTTCTAACTCTAGACCCTCTGGGACCTTTGTTCTATATTCATTGGTCAAAAACCACGGTAAGAATATAGCTACGTAGTCAGTATCTCCATTTATAGTAGACTTCCATAATCTATGAAAGGCACCAGTGGCACCATTCGCTGTGGATTCTAATATAATTTCTGTGCCGTCCGAAGATGAAACACCTTGGAATAAACCTGCCAAGATCTTCTCATCATGTTGCCAAAAGGCACACTCGGAAGCGTGTAGGATGGTGGGGGTAGTTCCCCTACCGGCCTCTGCAGAACCTGCAGTGTAAAGGCGATAGCCTGAGTCATTATGAGCGAACTTAATCTCTTTTGCATTCGACTTCTGTAACTCAGGTCTTACACTTTCAGGCATCTCATCAATATAATTCTTAGACATTGTGAACAAAGCATCTGATGTAGCACTATCATGTGCAATCACAACCGATCTAGTGTTGGGAGTGTAGAAAGTCTTCCAAAAGACTCTCCCAGCAGTGTAGGTTGAAATACCTTGTTGTCTAGCTTTCAATATGAGAGCCCTAACCTTACCTGTTTCTTTTAGTTGCTTACTGACAGCATCATCGATATTTCTCTGTGCTTCATTAAACCTAAAAGGAACGTAGCCCGCTGAAGCATCTTTAGTAATAATCCTAAGATTATCTCCAGCAAATTCTTTAAAGCTTTCGATGTACTTCTTATCTTTCTCTCTCTTAAGAAGTTCTCTTTTTAATTCTAACTGTCGATACTTAGCTTCTTTAGTATCTTTAATTAATCCTTCCATATTAGACTCCTTCAAATCCATAGACGGGACCAAAGCCCCTTAAAACTTATTTAGATTTATCTGACCAATTCTCAAACATAGTATCTACATAATCAATGACACCTTGCACATTTTCATCTGTTACAGGTACTTCAGTAATGTTCTTACTCTTTAAGAATTTAGAAAACGCTTCATTATCAAGTGAGGGCTTGTCACCTTCACCGTACAGTACGAAGGTAATTCTAAAATCAGGAACAGATAAATGTGGTAATTTGTTTCCTACGTAGTTCCCTACAGAAGGATCAGTAGAATACATACAGTCAATCTTATCTGAATGCTTCATTGCTAAACCCGACCCAATCCATCCTAAATCTAAGTCACCAGCTCTTAAGGCTATGAGTACAGTTTTAGACCCTGAGTAAGGGACAATAGTTACATTAGCCCCTGCCTCATTCATCCTATTCTCATGTTCCTTAGTTGCATACATAGAGGCCATGCCTAGTGTGCGATTACTAGTTTGTCCAAAATCAACATCAGAACCTTTAGCTCTGCAAAGATGTACAGGTGTGTATCCGATAAATAGAACATCATCAGTTTTAACACCCTCTAGCTTGCAATTCAATCCCTTGTTACGGGCCGCAAACTCGATAGAGCTGTTGTACGACATAATAGAGTTATCTGTATTTCTAAAAGCCACATTCCCATCTTCACAATTTGAGGATTGATACCAATCAGAACCTGTTGCTTTCTTATAAGCCATACTGAATGTAGTAGCAGGACTGGCCTTGCTTGAGGTGTTAATAATAGTGTTATTATCATTGCCGAACCAACCAGCAGAGGCTGTTAAAGATATAGCCGATAGAATTGTAATTATTTGTTTTTTCATCTGTTATGACTCCTTCAAGTTAAAAATATATCTTACCGGCCTGTATGTACAGCCATATCAATTTATCGCTTAATATAATACTGAACAGTAATACAATAGGGTTGATCTGGTGTTTTTTCAAGAAAAACCCTATTAGGCTAAAAAAAGATAACAAGGTAACATACCTTACCAAAGTTATCTCTGATGAGTACAAATCCACCCCGATTAATAAGACTAAAATAGTTATCAGTATTAGTCTTATATTATCATGCAATGTCTTTATGATATTCACATACCAATCAATTAAATGAGTGGATAGAAAATAATACAAAGTCAAGCAAAATGTTAATGACATCATCATCACTTCAGAAACCGATAGTGTTGGAAAAACACTACTAGATTCTAAAATCTCTATTGGAAGATCAATACTCTTAATATCCATTAAGTTAGACATGATCATTGTGTTTATGTTTATAGGTAAAGCTAGGAGTAACAGAGGTATTGCAGCTGTTATTACAGCACCGTTATTGGCTGTTTCTGCAGCTATAATTTTATTACTCGTATCTTTACCAGCTAATCTATATGCATAGGTGGAGCCCAATGATGCAGAGGGTCCAGGTATTAAACCAGATAAGGAGCCTATTAGACTGCTTTTAAAGGCTAGAAACCAATTGAACTTACTCTTGATAGCTTTATATGTCCCAGCTCCTAAGTCTTGTTTATCGGCTCTTGATGCAATCTCAGGGAGAAGTACTAAACCTAGTATTACCATATAGAAGGTGTAACCTTGGAACAGTTCTTGAACCTGGTACCAAGAATCATCTAATGCATAGTTGTTTCTAGGACCAATGATAATACCTAAAGATATCAATCCTAAAGTCCAATACAGTGATTTATTTACAAGAAAGAATGACAACAAAGCCAATGTGTAAATAACTATCTGGAAATCCAAACTCATTAAAGTTGGCAGTATGTCTATGTTCATATTAGTGAGTAAGAACCACATCACTAGAACACCAAATATTCCTGAAATATAAGAACCCAAAGCCGTATCATACAACAGGTGGTTCTTTATATTAATAGGTATATTTTTAAGATCATTGAGGTAAATAGTAGAAGACTCTTCACCTGGTATTCTTGTAGTTATCACAGCCACAGACCCAAAGAATTGAGAACCTGAAACAACTGCTAACCAGAATACTAAAAGAGATTCTATTTGTAAATCAGAATGGAAGTAGTACAATATGAAAGGACCTGTAAATACCGGAAGTGCTGGCAGTAGTCCTGTTAATATCCCTACGAATATTCCTAAAAATATAACTATTAATAATTCCATAGTAGACTCCTTCAAATCTAATATTGGCTATTTCTTTTTATTATTTAAAAACTTATCTTGTTTATCGAGAAGAGTCTTAAGTTCATCATATAGGTTATCGGGAAGGCTTTCATCTACTTGACTCTCTAAGGCATCGTCACCTAATGCGTTAGATTCAACAGGGTGTGTTTTCTTCTTTTTAGTCTTCTTCTTTTTCTTCTTGGTAGCACCTGCATTCTTATTCCTAAGAGCATCTAAATCTCCACCTATGCCATCTCTTTCATTTGCAGTAGTGTTAACGTTGTCAGATTCTTTTGCTTTACGCTTTCCAACCCAGTTTCCTAGTGCGTCTACATTAGCACTCTTTTTTGTGCTTAATGCACCTATTAGTTTCTTTGCAGCCATTATCTCTCCGTTACCCTTAGGGTACTTATTTTAATTAGGTGGTGGGATTCGTAAACACAGCCCACCGTCTGTTGAAGGAGTGTCTACGAATCTTGTTCGTTAACCAATCTAAGATTAACTTCCTCTAGTTCCTTATCGATGTCATCCATAGACATCTCATTTACTTCTACTGTACGTTGTTCTACTTCTCTACGACTCAACTTAGGAGTCTCAAATTCAGCAACAATCGCAGCAGTCTTAAGGGCCGAATCTAGGTCCTCACTAGCTAACTGTGACAACATCACAGCTTTCATTACATCTAAAGCAGGGGGAGCATCTACTCCTTGCTTAGTAAAGGCTTCTACAGCCTTCTTTACTTTATTAGATAACATTCTACTCTCTACAGATCTAGCTTGCATCTCTTTAGCATTACCTGCAGTAAAGGTTTTACCTCTACACATTATATTACCATTGACAGTCTCATAGAATCTATCGGGGTCATACTTGGTTCCATTAGCAGCAGTAGCTGTTAACTTATCTTTATCTCCATACGCCATCTACTTCTCCTTCTTATTTAGATCGATCTTTACTATATATAATCTTCTTTAGAGAATTGAGAAATTCAACACTCTTATCCTTTGGGTCTAGATTTGAGGTACCACCGTAAAGGTCCATCTCACCTCTGAACTCAGTACCCTTTGTTGTTGGTTGGAAATCAGTTCTTCTTAACTTGCCTAAACTAGAGTCTACGTAACCTGCTTCCTGTACTAATTCGTCAGGGAGGTTCTTATTAGGGTAGGTGTGTATGTCGTACTTAGCTTCTTGATGCTTATACCCAGGTGGAATATTGGGACCAACTTCACCAGTATTCTTAACTAGAGTTTTCTGCCCTACATTCTCTCTGTTCATCTTCTCTAGAGCTTTCTTATTCAAGCTTTTTTGTACTCTGGCTTGATCAGATAACATACTTAGTGGTACCTTTTTTACCTTGTTTGTATTAGGACTCAGTAGTCCTCTTAATTTCCAAGCCATAATTAAACTCCTAAATCTCTAGCTATCTTCACAGCTATAATATCATTAACCTCGTCCCGTATGTGTTGGGGAGACTTAGCACCTACTTGGTGTTTTACAATGTAATCCTGCAACTCCTCAGACATACTCTCCCAGTCTTTAGTATCTAAACCAGATCTATTCAACTTCTGTCTTACACCGCTGTTCGTATTAAGACCTCTCTTGAGCATAGCTTGGTTGAATGTTGTATTCTCTTGTTTATAAAGATTAGTACCTAACTTTAAAAGTAAAGGATCTGGGTTATCAATTAATTTAACACCTAAACCATCTACAGTATTGTCCTCAACTAGTTTACTAAACTTATTTGCATCCATGCCTTTCACTTTAGTAAATCTATCATTCATTACTTGGTACTTACTATAACCTTTCTTTTGATTACCAGGTTTCAGTAAACCTTGGTTTCCTAAGAAAGTTTGAGCAGGTTTAGAGTACTTAGGTTTTACTTTAACAGGTCCGTAGAACCTCTTATGTAGAGGGTGACTTACATCTCTATAGATATTAAGAAGATCCTCATTAGTCGGTAGAGGCTCACCTTTAGCTCTGAGTTTCTTAAGATAAGCATCCCACCTGTGTGTGATAGATTTAGCTGGTAAACTTCCATCTGTAAGATCAGAGATACTTCTAGCTACATCTGATCTAGGATTCTTTAAATGACTACTGACAAGTTGTGCATGTATTTCATCAGGTGTCAACTCTCTTGCCTTACTACCATCTACAAAGTTAGAAGTAACAGTCTTACCAGTATTCTTATCTACAATAACATCTTCACCTGTTACTCTAGGTGTTGCA